TGAGTTGGTTGGCTTGTTGTTCGCGTATGGCTTTCTCCAAGAGGTGTAGTTTGAGTTGCGTTGGGCGTAGGCTCATGTGCTTGAGCATGGCGTGTCGGACTTTCATGTACTCGCTGATCTTGGCTCGACGTTTGAGTTCGCGTTCATTCAGGATGCGCTCGGCCTCGATGGGGGAGACATCACCTGCCGTGACTCGGTTGGCTAGCTCGTTGCGTGTGAGTTTGCTTGGGGGTTTGCGCTTGGGTCTGCAAGCCTTGCAACGGTTGGATTCAACCCATGCGGCGGTGTTTCCACTGAGTCCTTTTCGCTTGGCTTCTTCGCGTGTTGCGCGGTACTTGAAGAGCGATGACGGGAGGGTTTGTTTGCATGTGATGCAGGTTCGTGTGTGCATTTTGTGTCTAATCCTTGACAATAAATACGAAAAGTGTCCACTTTGTCCACTTGGCTAGTGGACATTGGCGCTAGCCTGTAGTTTAAGGGTTTGTAATCGATTCATAAATTCAGTCCTTTTTTTCTAGTGGACATTGGTTTGCCCAATAGAATCAGGGTGTTTGGGAAAAGTGTCCAAGTGTCCACCAAATTTTAGGAAAAACGAAAAGGAAGCCACTTTTTCAAGAAGCGAGGACAAACGCAGGTCAATCAGCCTATAAGAATAATAACGTCCCAATGAATACGTATATATATATAGTAGACAATTAGTCATTTATATATAGACGCCTTATGGGACGGGGCTTTGCGCTTGTCCACGCTAGTGTCCACGTGGACGAAAAGCTGGGGTGCACTGGACGCGACCAAAAAAGGGGTATTTCTCCATAAGATGTTATGGAGAACTTCTCTACAACATCTTACCAAGAACTACTGAAGCCAGAGGTGTTTCTTTTCTTTGTTGGTGTGGGCGAGCAGCTTGAGGAGCTGATCGGGTTGAGGTGGGCGTGTGCCGACGACGAGGTCGTCTTGTTTGAGTGCGAGCATCTGGCGCTCGGTGAGTTGTTGACGCTCGAAAGCGACGTACCAGAAGGGTTTGTTTTTCATGATAGTTCTCCTTGATGTGGGTTGGTTAGCGAATGATGAGTTGAAGCCATGCTGCAAGCGCGGCAGCGAGTCCAGTGAATAGTAAGGCGCCAAGGCACAGCGCTAAGAGCGCATGGATGATTTTGAGTATGTGCATGAGCATGAGTTTCTCCTTAAGATGTTGGGGTAAGTAGACGTGGTGTCTACTTAAGATTAGAGAGCAGCTTTGAGTGCGCGGATCTGCGCGGGTGTGAGTTCCTTGTGGATGCGAGCGAGCATGGCACTTACTGCATCAATGCGTTTCTTGGGCTTGCTGCTTGGGTTGCGTGGCTCGGTAAGGTCGAGCGCTTGCATGATGCGATTGATTTGCTTCTGCCGCATGGCGTAGTCGCTGTGGTCTTTGTTGTAGGCGATGCCTAGGCCTATGTCTGTGCCGCGTGTGCGCTCGACATATAGCTCGCCTGAGCCTGAGTAATAGAACTCATCACACGCGACGATGAGTGTGTGTAGGACTGTGTGAAAGTCCTCGCCTTTCACAATGGCTTTGAGTTCACGCACTTTGTCCGCAAAGGACTCACCTGCGCGAAAGACGGCGAATGTAGCTTTCTTGACTGCTTTGTTTTCCATAGTAGTTCCTTACGTAGACATGTTGTCTACTTAGTTGTGCATCACGCGCATGTGTGTAGGTGTGCTTGTGATGCGATGTTTGACACGATGACGAACTTGCGAAACACCTCGCACTCTCGCTGTCGCACAAAACAAAAAGCCACGCGAACGGCGTGGCAACGTATGGCTGAGCAACTCCCAACCATGACTATATTATACCATAACGTGTTTCTGAGAACTTCCAGGGGGTTAAGCATTTTTGCCGTTTTGCAACCCCACTGTACCCGTATCCCCCCAGATGTGAGCAATGTGGCGGCGTGGTTATGGACACTATTTGTCTCCAACACCACAAAAAAGCATAAACCCTCAAAACCCCCACGCCCAAAACCCTCAACCCCCATAAAAAATCTACAAAAATTTGACCACACAATGTCAAATATTTGACATATATACACAAAAAAATCCCGGCATCGCGCCGGGATAAGGGAAGGTCGTCATAACCCATACAACAAGGAGAGTAGCTATGGACAAGCTACGCCGTTAATATACGCACCCATTGCGCAAACGTCAATAAAACATTACCCTACGCTAACTTAAACCGAGGTGCCCCCTTTCCCTCAGTATGTTTGAACACTTAATTACGCCTACGATTTTTGACGAACCGCCCGAGTACACAAGGGTAGATTCCGTTACGCCGCAGCAGGTGTTGGACGCGCAAATAAAGACCGCAGACTTTTTAGAGTCGATTGGCGCAGCGTCTGATGAGGAGGTTGAAGAGAACGCTAGCAAAAAGAACGCACAACTTGCGTTTACTGCTATGGCTGCTGGTGCCCCTGCTGAAAAAGTAAAGCAGCAGTTAATGGCAAACACCACGCCAGAAGCAGTACGACGGCTTGTAGGGATGCTGACGGCGTATGACTGGGCGTTTGTTGAGCAGGCGCGGCAGATGAGGGGGTACGCGGTTGCAAAAATACTGGAAGATACAGAGCACCCTGACCCACGCTATCGGTTAAAAGCCCTAGAGATGCTAGGTAAAGTCACCGAAGTTGCGCTATTTACGGAACGCGTGGAGGTTAAGAAAACTGAGCTAACGGATGAAGAGATTGAAGCCAAGATTAAGGCTAAGCTTGGCAAATATATGGGCGCTATTGAAGTAGAAGCCCAAGAAAAAACCCATGAATCTAAGTGATCACGAAGCAGAAGCACTGCGTAAAGTGCTGCCGTTGATGCCATCTGAAGAAAAGATGGAGGTGCTAACGCTGCTTGATGAGTTTGATAGGCGTAAATCACTCAAAAAATCTAAAACATCGCTACTTGCGTTTGCGCACCACGTATATCCGGGCTTTAAAGAAGGCGCACACCATAGAAAACTGGCAAAAATATTTGAAGATGTAGTTGCAGGACGTAAAAAACGAGTCATTATTAATATCGCCCCACGTATGGGCAAGTCTGAATTCTCAAGCTACCTGTTTCCGGCTTGGTTTTTAGGTCAGTTTCCCGATAAAAAGATCATTATGGGGACGCACACTGCGTCTTTATCAGAAGATTTTGGTAGACGCGTTAAAAATTTGGTGGACGCTGATGAATATCAGGAGATTTTTCCAAAAACAGCCCTCGCAGAAGACCAAAAAGCTGCCGGAAAATGGTCTACCGGAGCTGGAGGTCAATATTATGCTGTTGGCGTTGGCGGCGCTCTGGCTGGGCGTGGTGCTGATCTGTTTGTTATTGACGATCCTCATTCTGAACAGGATATAAAGGCTAATTCGCGTCTGACATTTGATCAAGCGTGGTCATGGTTTCAAACAGGTCCACTGCAACGCTTAATGCCGGGGGGCGCAATAATAGTTATTATGACGCGTTGGAGTTTAATTGATTTAACAGGGCGTTTAATTGATTATCAAGCCAAAAATCCAGATTCTGATGAGTGGGATATTGTTGAATTGCCCGCTATATTAAATGAAAATGAAGATAATGAAAAAAGTTTATGGCCTGAGCAGTGGCCTCTTGAACAATTAAAATCAAAACGTGCGGGTATGGACCCGCGATATTGGCAGGCCCAGTATATGCAGCAGCCCACAAGCGATGCGGCTGCGGTTATTCAACGTAATATGTGGAAAGTGTGGCCTAACGAAGATCCACCGCGTTGTGAATTTATTATTCAGTCGTGGGATACGGCGCATGAAACTAAAAACTCTTCGGACTACACCGCCTGTACGACGTGGGGGGTTTGGTATAACGACGAAGATGGTGGGGCGCCTAATATTATTTTAATTGATGCGTTTAAAGCGCGATTAAATTTTCCTGATTTAAAAAAACGTGCGATAGAAATGTATAAAGAGTATGAGCCAGATATAGTGCTCATTGAAAAGAAAGCCGCAGGTGCCCCGCTTATTCAAGAATTGTTTCGCATGAGTGTTCCTATACAGGAGTTCAGCCCATCAAGAGGGAACGATAAGCACGTGCGTGTTAATGCTGTGGCAG